TAAACTTCCTCAATAATATCAAAATCACCTCCACCTAGGATTTTACTCCATTCTTTAGTATGGTCATCTTTATATTTCTTAAGATCCTTATCTGAGTCATTAATAAAACCATGTGGGGTCATAATAATTTTACCTCTAGTAGTAAGACCATTAATATGGTTTTTATCAATTTGAAGATTAGTACGTTTAGCAAATTCAACTTGCTTTTTATCTTTAATTGCTTTAATCTTAGATGTTCCAGCATTAGCAATATTACCAAATGTTACTACAAATGTAGCGTCAAACCACATAGCAAACCCACCTTTATTCATCAACTTTGGTTTACCCATAGGTGATTCAGGTTTTGCTGTCCATACTTTATTAATACAAACTAATGTATTAGTATATGCTGAACTTTCCTTACGTGATAATGTAATTCTTTGGTTAACACTATTACCAAATTGGGTTGACATAGCACCCGCATTCCATTCGTTATTATTCTTATTAGAACGTACTGATAACTCACAAGGTACTGAACCAATAGAATCCCAGAGGAACATTAGATCAAAAGGTAGATTACCTTTTTTCTGCTCATCTAGTAGATCAAGAATAAAAGCAGCAACATCTTCAATTGTATGAATAGTTTCACGATCAGCATAGATAAAATTACCTTGATAATCTATTAATTCACCAGTTTCTTCGTCAAATACTTCTTCAATATCTAAACCCATTTGCATAGCATGTTCCCAATTCCACTTCATTTCAGTAATAATGAATACTGGGAGGATACCTGTTTTTTGAGCTGATACAGCGGCTTCAATAAGTGCTGTTGTTTTACCTGTATCTGAATGACCTCTTAGTAGACAGATGTGTCCAGTAGGTATTCCAGGTACTGAAGTAACTTCTTGGAAGGCGTTGCTTAGTGGGACCCACTGTTGGGGTTTAAACTTAACGTTCCCACTAAGACCTTTCTTATCTTTGAAATTACCTAGATCAAATTTACTTTTAATCTCAGCAGACACAGCTGCTGTTAGTGATTTACTTGCTTTTCTAGCCATAATTAAAAGGGTAGATCATCTACTTTACTACTGCTATCATCATCAAATAAACTATCAAACTTATCTAATTTAGTTTGTTTAACATTATTTGTAGAGGTATTAAGCGAATAATTAGTTTGTGGAGTTTCTACTTCCTTTTCATCATCAATAATATCACCTTCTTGGTGATTATCTTCTGGAGATAACCAACTTTCAAGATTGGTTTTCATTTCCTCATAAGGAACTTTTTTAAATACTCCTTGTGGGTCTACTTGGTTAGTTAAGAAAGATTCTACTTTAGAAGCATCATCATCTAGTGAGGTTTGCTTCATTGATGGAGTAGCAGTAGTTTTATTGTACTTAGTACCTGTAACTTCTGGTCCTACAGTAGTTAACTTAATATCACGTCCTGAAGCCACATCAGTAAAATCACCTACTTCCTCATCTACTGCCATTTGTAAGAATGAAGAATATAATTCTTTACCAAATTGCCAAATTTTAACACCTTCATCTTCCATACCACGAACGATAACAGGAGCAAAATAACGAACTTTTGGTTCGAGTTTTTTAGCTAATTTCCAGTTCTCAGGTTGGTCTGTTTGACGGAGTTTTTTGGAAAACTCTACTAGTGGATCTTTTTCCTCAAAATTAATTGGAGAAATCATTACTGGTTTCCCAATACCATAATGGAAATATAATTCACTAAATGGAGTTGATTTGTTAAACTTAGAAGGAACAATACGAATAGTTTGTTTACCTACTGACGGTTTCCAAAACAATGATTTACCATTGTTATTGTTAGAGGCAGGTTTTTCCAGCGCCTCTAGTCGCTGCTTGATTACGTCTAAATCCATGTTTATAACTTATTTTAATTAATAACTAAATATACGAAACGTTTTGGATAAATCCAAATTAAAGTTCAATAATTGTGTGAATTTTTGTTTTTAGTTCTTTAAGCTCATTTTGTTGAGTTAATAGAATTGTATTACGATAGTGTTGCCAGTCTATTCTAAAACGAGAGTCTACTACACCACCATTTAAACGTTTAATTAACTCGTTTAAAGCATTAATAGTATAAAGAGTATTACTATCTTTTTTACGATGAACTAAAATTGTGTTATCTGGAATGGAAGATACATTACCCTGATCAACATTGTAAGTAACAACATATTCGTTATTACTTTTTATATGCAGTACAAACATTTTGTTGTACATGATCGTATATTGAGATTGCAAATTATTTACTAACCCATCAAGGTTTTCAAGACTAGTAAATGTGCAAAATAACTTATTATTCAAATCTATATTATTTGGGGATGAATGTATATCTGTCCCATAAATATAGTCGTATTTAGGCAAAATCGTAGTTGATACCATTTTTTTCTTTTATTTGTAGTTTTAATTTATAAAAAACCTCTTTAATTTGCTTTAATATATCTAATTCACTTTTATCTACATCAAGTAGAAATGAATCATATGTGTAAAGAACTAATTTAGTTTTCTTACCTTTTAATAGCTTAAATATACGATATAATATTTCGATATTCAAGCTCGTTTCCATATTTTGTAAAATATAGTTAAATAATTTTTGTGGATTCATATTCTCTAATATATCACGTTTGTATTCGTAATTAGAGATTGGACATGTTATAACACCTTCTGCTTGGAAAGTTTCCCAGGTCGTACGTATATACTCACTTGTAGCTTTAAAAAACGGTAAATCTTTATAATTATCAAAAACTCCTCCGTATAATTGTTTAAATGTTAATTCTTTTGCTTTTGCATAATCCACATTATACATCTTAGCAAAATTTTCGTGTATATCTCCTTTACCAAAATCATAATCCACAAGCTTAGCACTAAGGGTAGGGTGATAAGCAGAAATATCAAATTCAAAAAAGACATCATTACGCGGTATAAAACTTTTCCTACACCCATTATCTTTGGGGAGAGCAGCGTAGTTAACGCCGTTAAATTTGTTTGAAGGTCTGGTTGTAAGTGTTTTAAAGTTGTATTGTGTGTAGATAAATTCGTCTTCTGTTTCGTGGAAGTGTTTTTCAAATTCATTTTTATTTATTTTTATTCCATTACGTTCTATTGCATTAAATACTAACGTAGCTCGGTCATTATAAAACGGGTTTACCACGGTATTAATGCGGTGCTCTAAATCATCATATATTTGCTCACAAACTTCATAATGCTTGGTAATTGGCACGATTTGGTTTACCGTTAATAAATCCGGAAATCTTCTATATAATGTGGTATGAGCGGTTGTTAGTGGAAGTATATACGGAGGAGATCCTAATGTTATATCTATAAGAGGATTTAAAATTGTATAGTGAAGGAATTCTTTTTTATCCCTAACATATATTTTTTCTAACCCTTTTAAATATAAATAAACCTCATCTTCAAATAAGTTTTCACATTCAGGATGAGAAACAGGTAAAATATAACCCTTATGTCCTTTAATTGGACGTATATAAAAGGCTATAATTGAGTTTTGTGATGGGTGTTGATAAGGGTTATTTGAAATAACCTCTATAAACGCTTCTTTAAAACCACTATTTTTTAAAACCTCGAATTGTTCTTTATTTTCTATTAACCAAAACACTTAATACCATCTTATTTATAGTATTGAATATAATTAAATTTTAAATAGGCTCCAAGCCCAAATGCTTTAAATTGTTGTTGTTTTAATTCTATTATATTTTTATTAACTTCAAATACTTTATCTTTATCTCCTGTTAGTTTCCAAGGTAAAGAAAAACCAATATATAAGGTATTTTTAAAAGGAGCATTAGTTTCATAATAAGCTTCTTCATTTGATTTTTTAGCAAAATGACGTGTAAATTCTCCAGTTTCGTAATCTTCATTAGTTGGTGAAGGATAAAATGTTATAGGTTGACTTGCAATACCTTGATTATATTGAACCTTTTTTAAAATACTATAATCTTGATTTCCAGGGAAAAACCTTGGATCTTCAGGGTTATTATCCTCAAATTCTTCTTCA